CAAGTTGGTAAACTTATAAGCAAAAGTTATTGCTGTTCTTAGAAACGAGAATATAGGCTTTAAACGATATAATCACATTTAAAAGAAAGGACAATATGCAAATACAAAACGGTGGCAGACCCACAATTTTACCTAAGATGTATGAAGAACCGCTTTTTAGTCAAATCATTGATAAAATTGAATCAGGCTGTAATGACAGAGAAATCTACACTAGTTTGCATTGTTCTGCTAAAACTTTTAGAAAGTGGCGAGATGACAATATAAAGGCGTATGACGAAGCTAAAAGCATTGCTAGGGGAAATCTATTAGAACTAGCTGAAAGTGCCTTAGCGAGCAAACTGACAGTCAGAACGCTAAAGGAAACAGAAACAATCTATGACGCTGACGGAAACGTTGAAAAAGTAAAGGTTAAAGAAAAAGAGCTGGATAAAGATAGCTTGGTAGCGATGATGGTTGCTAAGGCTGGAAACCCTGAACTCTATAACCCTACTGAATGGCGGAGATTGCAACAGGAAGAATCAAGCGCTCATGACCTTAAGGCTAAAATTGAAGAACTTGATGACTATAAACTAAGTAAGTATAAAACGCCAGAAATCGAAGTCCCAGAGGGTTTTGAATAAATGTATTATTTAAATAAAATGTTGGAATACAACAAAGAAAATGGCGTTATTATTAACAAATACATTCGCAAGACTATTCAGAAGCAAATACGCATTCATAACAAGTATATTTATCGCTATGACCGTGTTACACAAGCTATTGAATGGATTGAAGATAATTTCTATTTAACAACTGGTAACCTGATGAAGATTGAGCTACTTCCAACGCAGCGCTGGTGGTACGAGTTAATGCTTGGTTATGATATGGTAGATGAAAAAGGAATTCAGGTCAACCTAGTTAATGAAATTTTCCTTAATTTAGGACGTGGTTCTGGTAAGTCTAGTTTAATGGCTACGCGCGTGCTTAACTGGATGATTTTAGGCGGACAATATGGCGGAGAAAGCTTGGTTATTGCATACGATAACACACAGGCTAGACACGTATTTGACCAAGTTAGAAACCAAACGGAAGCAAGCGATACATTAAGGGTATACAATGAAAACAAGATTTTCAAGAGTACAAAACAAGGGCTAGAGTTTACTTCTTTTAAAACCACTTTCAAAAAGCAAACAAATGATACTTTGAGGGCGCAAGGTGGTAACAGTTCTCTTAATATATTTGATGAAGTCCATACCTATGGCGAGGATATAACAGAGTCAGTCAATAAAGGTTCACGTCAAAAACAAGACAACTGGCAAAGTATTTATATTACTTCTGGCGGACTTAAACGCGACGGACTTTATGACAAACTTGTTGAACGTTTCAAATCAGAAGAAGAATTTTACAATGATAGGTCGTTCGGCTTGCTTTACATGCTAGAAAATCATGAGCAGGTTAAAGATAAGAAGAATTGGACTATGGCTTTACCGCTTATTGGTGACGTCCCTAAGTGGTCAGGAGTTATTGAAGAATACGAACTTGCGCAAGGAGACCCAGCGTTACAGAATAAGTTCTTAGCGTTTAATATGGGCTTGCCTATGCAGGATACAGCTTACTACTTCACTCCACAAGATACTAAACTAACAGAATTCAACTTATCTGTATTTAATAAAAATAGAACTTATGTCGGAATTGACCTATCCTTAATTGGCGATTTAACCGCTGTGTCGTTCGTTTGTGAGTTAGATGGTAAAACTTACAGTCACACACTTACTTTCTCTGTACGGTCGCAATATGAGCAACTGGACACAGAACAGCAAGAACTATGGACTGAATTTGTTGACAGAGGCGAACTAATCTTACTTGATACGGAATATATTAATGTAAATGACTTAATACCATATATTAATGACTTTAGAACCAAAACAGGGTGCAGACTTAGAAAAATCGGATACGACCCAGCTCGCTATGAGATTTTAAAAGGGTTGATCGAGCGTTACTTTTTTGATAAAGACGGAGATAACCAAAGAGCGATTCGACAAGGTTTCTCAATGAATGACTATATTAAACTATTAAAATCTAAGCTAGTCGAAAATAAACTTATCCATAACCAAAAAGTTATGCAATGGGCTTTAAATAATACTGCTGTTAAAATCGGACAAAGTGGGGATTATATGTATACCAAAAAACTTGAAAAAGATAAAATTGACCCTACTGTGGCTTTGACAATGGCTTTAGAAATGTTGGTGTCAGATGAAGTATAACGTTGATACGGTTCGAGAAAGTGGTTGGTATAATAAAAAAGAATGGTTGGCAGTCCGTGATTATGTAAGACAACGCGACAAAATGACTTGCGTAAGATGTGGTGCATTCGGTGCTAAAAAATACGAAGTAGACCATATTATAGAACTAACTTGGGAAAATCTTGATGATTGGGAAATAGCGCTGAACCCTGATAACCTACAACTCCTTTGTAAGTCTTGCCATAACAAGAAAACAGGCGAGTATAAACGTGGGAAAGGTGTGAGTTTATGGTAGAAAGGGGAAAAATTGAACTTATTCGGAAAAGTGGTATCATTTTCACGTGGAAAGCTAAACAATGATACTCAAAGAGTTACAGCGTGGCAAAATGAAGCAGTAGAATATACAAGTGCCTTTGTAACTAACATTCATAATAAAATCGCTAATGAAATAACAAAAGTAGAATTTAATCATGTTAAATATAAAAAGTCTGATGTTGGTTCTGATACTTTGATTAGTAAGGCAGGTTCTGATTTAGATGAGGTCCTCAATTGGAGCTCTAAGGGCGAACATAATAGCATGGAGTTTTGGCAGAAAGTAATTAAAAAGTTACTATGCACGCGCTATGTTGACCTGTACCCTATATTTGACAGTGAAACGGGCGATCTATTAGACTTACTATTTTCTAACGATGAAAAAGAATATAAACCTGAAGAATTAGTAAGGCTTGTCAGTCCTTTTTATATCAATGAAGACACAAGTATTTTAGATAATGCTCTGGCTAGCATTCAAACTAAGCTGGAACAAGGTAAATTGCGTGGCTTGTTGAAAATTAATGCCTTTCTTGATATTGATAATACACAGGAGTATCGAGAAAAAGCTCTAGCAACAATAAAGAACATGCAAGAGGGTTCGAGTTACAACGGTTTGACACCAGTTGATAACAAGACGGAAATTGTAGAACTTAAAAAAGATTATTCTGTTTTAAACAAAGATGAAATTGACCTTATTAAATCGGAACTTTTGACAGGTTACTTTATGAATGAAAATATTTTGCTTGGTACTGCTACGCAAGAGCAGCAAATTTATTTTTATAACTCTACTATCATTCCTTTACTGATTCAACTTGAAAAGGAACTGACTTATAAACTGATTTCAACAAACCGCAGACGAGTAGTTAAGGATAATTTATATTATGAACGCATAATCGTAGATAACCAGCTATTCAAGTTTGCAACTTTGAAAGAATTAATTGACTTGTATCACGAAAATATTAACGCTCCTATTTTTACACAGAATCAACTTCTTGTTAAAATGGGCGAGCAACCAATTGAGGGCGGAGATATTTATGTCACAAACCTCAATGCAGTTGCTGTTGAAAACCTAAGTGACTTACAAGGCAGTAGAAAGGACGTAACAAGCACAGATGAAACTAATAACCAATAGTGCTGAAATTAAAGTAACTGAAAA